CTGTTTCTACTTTAGGAGCAGGTTTTACATGCTCAGTTAATTCCATAGAAAGGATTTTACCTTGAATTGACTTAGCTGAAAAAGCTCCGCCTTCAAAGTGATTTGCAATTTCTGCATATGTGTAAGAACCACTGTTATCAGTTACAAAAGCTGATAAAGTAGCTTCTTGGTTATCTGAGAAAGACTTAGTTGCTGAAGCAGAAGCTAGTTCTACATCATAACCCATCTTTCTTAGTTTGCTAGAAACTGATCTTGTAGATGTTTCTAACTGCTCTGCTGCTGAAGCAACAGTAGCTTGAGATATAGGGCTCTCGTTGCCCACGAAAGAAGTTAACTCTGAAGTTCTTTCGTCTGTCCATTTTGGTAATGCCATTTTTAATTTTCCTCTAAAATGTCTTTTATGTTATTAATAATTGTTATACCCATTGTTTCTGCTTTCTTAGTTTTAGCACTTGCTATACCACTTTCATTAACTAAGATTGTTACATCCTTCGTTAGGTTATCCTTTACTGCGTAGCCGTTTTCTTCTAATACTTGCTTGGCGGCGGCTTTGGTAGGATAGCTTATTAGCTTACCTGAGATACAAACTGTTCCCTTAGTGTTCTCATGACTGACTTTCGCCTTACTGTCACAAGCAAAAGAAAAGGGTAGCTCGTAGTATTTTTCAAAGTGGAAAGTGTTTACTAACCAATCTACAAGGTTCGACGCCGCTTTAGGACCCAGACCTGCCGCTACACAAATCTCTGGGGTTATCTCATGTATAAATGAGATGTGTTTCGCTAACTTTTGAGTGGCACTTGAGCCTATCAGCGGTATCGAAAATGCTGGTAATAAAACTGTTAGGTCACTACTCTTCGATTTTTCTATTTCTTGAAAGAGTTTGGTTCCCAGTTTTTCTGAATCCAGTAAAAATGATATTTCCTCTTGGGTGAGAGAATAAATATCATGATAATCTTCAAGACCTAGCTTATCTATAGTAGAAGGGCCAAGTCCTTTGATTTTCAAAGTTTTTGCAAAGTGTTCAATACGCTTTGCAGACTGAGCGGGACAAAGTCTATTACGACAGAATAGTTGGTCGTTCACAAGTTCTAACACACTTGAGCATGTTGGGCATGTTGTTGGCGGTACTATCTCTGTCATATTGTCTTTCTCCCAAAATATAAGTATATTATATCAGATGAGAAAGCGTTTGTCAAGAATTATTTTTCGGGAAGTGGGATAAAATTTTAGAATCAATTTTGAAACACTCTGTATGCCCACCGAATTTTTCAGCTGGATAATGACGGTCGTCTTTAAACTCCTCGTGCAGTTCCTGCTCTTTCTTCCAGCAGTTATAAATCGTGTCGTGGTAAGTTCGTTGAATACGCAAATCATATCCTTTAAAACCACGACTTCTTTTAATAACGTGTCTCCAATCTTTTCCCTTTGCTATACCAACCTTAATACATTCCCTTACGAATGTCTTTTGGTTGACAAGAATGACACCATAAAGAACACCTTCTTCTAGCTGTTCTTCAGGTCGATTTTCGAAATAAGTTTTGTTATAAACTCCACTCACTTAATCCATTCCCAGCCTTCTGTGATTGAATCTTGGGCGGCTTGAACAAAATCTCTATCTTCTTCGGATAGAATAGACCAAAACTTACTAATGTACAATGTTTGATTATAAACTTCATCAGGATTCTTTAGATGATAGTTTTTATACATAAGCATTTCTAATTGGTCTAATCTTACTTGTATTTTTTCTTTTAAGTTCATGTTGCAAAATGATTTATAACTCCAGTCAATAAAATAAAGACGGCAATTCCGTTTAATATAATTAATGCTCTATCTTTCCATAAAAGACCAACCCAAAGCCAACCTGCACATCCAATTAAGGATAAGCATAAATCAATAAAAGGAAATATTTGTGCAGAACGAACAGCAAAAGCACCAATTAAAATTACACTTGATGCCCATTTTACATACCAAGACAAATCCTGTTTAGGAGTTGCACTTTTATATATTCTTTTACTATTTTGTATTTCTTCTTTTGTATATTTCATTTTGGTTCCCATTTATCGCAAGTCTCCTCGGAAAGAACTAAGTTTGCGCCAGAGCTATGGACTCTACACCATCCCTCACTTAAATTTTTAGAAATTTCATGTATAGGTTCATAAAACTTACACTCTCCACAAGGAGTATCAGGAAGTTTCTTTGCTCTTTTCATTAGTTTCTTTCTTATTTTCATATACATACACTGTTTTCTTGCCCGTAGTCCAGACAGATATTAATAATTTACGCTGGCGTTCCATCTTGATTAAGCATTTTTAAACAAAAGTTCTCGGCGATATCTTCGCACCAGTATTCGCTTTTGGTAGGATGCCACATAAGAAAGCCTCCTTTACCAGTTGCTTTATCTGTAAGATACACTCCCCAATATTTATTTTGAAGATGTCGAACTACTTGTCCGACTCGTGTTCCTTTCATATATTCTGAATATACTTCGTATTCTTTCATTAGTCTACTCTCGCTACTATTTGGGGAATAATCTCCCCTGCTCTTATTACTTCAACCATACATCCGATTTCTAGGTCTAATGACTCTATAATTGCTATATTGTGTAAGGTTGCTCTTGAAACTGTTGCTTCTCCTATTATACAGGGTTCAAGTATTGCTACTGGAGAAACTGCACCTGATTTTCCTACTTGCCATTTAACATCAAGTAGTTTTGTAACTACGCCTTCTTTCTTTTCTTTGAGAGCAAAGGCACCTCTTGGATGGTGCGAAGTATATCCAAGTTTTTCAAACTCTTGGTTATTATTAACTCTCCATACTTCTCCATCTTGTGGAAACTTATCTAAAAACTTACAGATAGCAGTATCAAATGCCATCTGTTGTAGCATTTCCATATCTTCTTTCCAAGTCGGGCAAATAGAAGGTTGAACGCCATAAGCTACAAATGTTAGGTCTCTTTTCCTAACTTCGTCTATGTCTTTGAGATTAAGCGCACCCGCTGCATAGTTTCTTGCATTTGGGATTTCTTTCGGAGCTACGACTTCTCCTGTTATTTGCTTCGCTTGTGTACTGAATATAGTATTTGGCACTAAGTGTCTTACTTTATCAGTAATATCGAGTCCTTTTTTACCGTCTCCTCTTGTGAGTGCCATATTTAAACATCCATCTACATATAGTAAACTAACTGCTGCACCATCTAATTTAGGTGTTACTTCTGCCCACTGTTTATATACTTTGTGTGGGTCTTTTTCTCCTTCATAAATTTTCTGCAAAGAGTACATAGGAAACATATGAGGATATCTAAATCCATCATCACCACTCATTGTTCCAACAGATAAATTTTTAACATCTAATTGTTCTTCTAATCTATCATATACTTCGTCAGGTATAATTGGATTGCCTTTGTAGTATTCGTCTTTTGCTTTGATTAAAAATTTCTTTAGTTCTTCCATTATTTTCCTATGTGTTTTACCTCTCTTAACCAGTCTCTATAAGGAACTGGATTTTTTGTTACCTCGAAATACTTTTTGTATTCTTCTTTGCTTTCTTTTGACTTATTCATAGTAGTGACCCAGCCATCTGAGCTATCTTGCCATTGTTTACTATTTTCTATCATTTTCCTATGTGTTTTACTTCTTCTTTCGGTATAACCTGATACGCACCTTTGTTGTATGCAATCGACACGGTATAGTTCTTACTTGCTTTTTGCTTGTAAGAAGTATCGCGTGCAGGTGTATACTCACTCAAAGGAGCGGAGGGGTACTCGGGGGTATCTCTACGATATGTAGGTTCGGGAACATAGCCCTTCCACTGTATGCAAGGTTTACGTACAGGTTTAATGAACTTGCTCTTACGTTTGCGACCGTGTTGGTCATATGTCATGTGTCCTTTTATAATCATACATATATTATATCAAGAATTTAAGGGTTTGTCAAGTATTATTTTCTGATAGGTTTCACTATTTTCTTTTAGTTCTTCAGCAGTAAATGCTAGTTCTTTTGCTAAATAGTCTTGCTCTTTTGTAGGAGGAGGTATAAAAAATATTCCTCTATCAGTTCTGTCTGTTTTATCCCATATTATCCAACAATAATCTGTTGCATCTGTGCCTACTCCTGTAAAGGAGGGTCTTTTACTAAGCACATGAAGTGCTGTAGGTGTGTTTTCTTTCCACCACTCATGTCTGCCAATACTGCCTAAATAATTTAGTCTTGATAAAAATATGACTGTTTGTGCATGATTAAAAGCATGATTTGCGAATTCTCGCAAAATATTAAAAGGAGGATTGGTAAGTATTAAATCTACTTGTTCACTCCAATTAAAAAAATCTTTTCCTTCTAGTATTTCAGAATAAGTTGTTATTAATTTTTGTTCTTCTAAAAATAACTGTATTCTTCCATCTCCTCTGCATGGCTCATGTGCTGAAGTAAATACACTCCAATCAATTTCCAAGTTTTCATAGCACCAAGGCGGTGTGGGATAAAAATCTGTGGGATTTAAGCTTTTTCCTGTTGTTCTACTCATAATTTATTTTAAACTTAACTCAAACTCTGCAACCAAATGTTTTCCTTTTCTAGCTCTTTTAGGATAAGCGCCATGAAAGAGTGCATGAGCCCAAGGCCTACTTATATACAAAGACCTTTTTTTAGGGACACCTTCGCCTCCCCTACTTTGTGTTTTAGCTATAAAAACATTTGTGTCCGATTGGCTACAGTTCATTGGGCCTTTCTCAATTATGAAAGGCACTTCTATTTCAAGTTGTTTTAAGAAAAAATTATTTTCTAAAGGTCGCAAAATTTCTGTATATCTTCTTTCATTATTTAAATCAGCACCTACAACTAATAGAAGATTTAATTTTTCTTTAATTTCGTCTAAATTCCATCGAGAAGTTATACGAAAATCTTCTTTTACTTCATTCCTTTCATTATAGTGAAAAGTTTTTAGCTCTCCATCTTCGAAATCCCTTAGATTACTATTTAGATTTAAACCTAATACCTTTTCCAATACATGCCCCATAGAACCTTTATTATTAATATTCTCGTGTTCTGTACTTAAAGTTGATTCTTTTTTTATTTTGTCAAATGCTTCTTGTATTTTCATACATATATTATACATAATTTTTGAGGATTTGTCAAGAACTATTTTTGCTAGAGGTAGATTTCATCTAGCAAATCTCTGAAATTTTCTTCTATGATTGCTTTAGATTCTGCTAGTGAAAGAATTTCTACTAAACCTTGGAACAGGTTACGAGTGTTTTCCATATCTATTGGTATTGTTATTCCTTGATTGGAGGGCTTCCATTCTTCGTCAAAGTCTAAATAATATTTTCTTAAGGATATGTACTCTGTTTCACGAAATGTGTTTATTACTAATCTAACTTGTTCGTGTTCAGTTTCTTGTATTATTTTTTCGTAAATTGCTGGTGCGTCTAAATCAATCATTGCGTATAACTCGGTTAAGAGGCACAATGCTCGTTACATTTTCAGGCACAAGAATTCTATATGAGTCCGTATCCCAACAAAATAATAAGGAAGTATGTTGCCCTTCCTTTGCTCTATTCTTTTTACTTTTAATATATTTAGTGCTAAAGTCTCTCGTACATACATTGTACTTTAATTTACGAGAGTTTTGACTTCTGTAAGTGATAATTGCATCCCCAGCATCATCGAGTTTCCTCTCAAAATCTTGTTTTTTCATGTGTCCTCCAATTTAATCTAACAAAAACTCTTTTGAATTGTTAAATTTTTGGTCACTTATTCAAGATGCAAAAAATTGAGGCAATCACAATGACTGCCTCAACACACTAAATTACACTACTTATTTAATGATTCGATTACGTTTGCAAAGTAAACTGCTGCTTTACCAGTTAGTTTAGAAATGATTGCTGCATCAACTTCTTGACCTGCATCACCAAGAATAGAAGTAAGTTTATCTTGAGCATCTGCTACTGAAACTCTACCTCCGCTAGTGCTACCGCCACTTGACTTAGCTGCTGGAGTTTTTCTTACATATACTCCTGCTTTTGTTAATATCATTCTGACTCCATTAGGGCTTTCTCCTAATTCTTCAGCAATATCCTTTACTATCTCCATTGAAGTTTCAGGTGTCGGCTCTGCGTCCTGATACATTTCAATCGCCTGCTCTTTAGATTCATCTGTCCAAGCCATTCTTCTTCTCCTATATTTTTTGTTATTGCGCATGAATTCAGGCATACCTGGAGCCCAACCAGTGGTGTCTCGCATTTGTTGGTAAAATCTGTCACTCATATTTGCTTGTTTTTTGTTTATAAATATATTATAATAAAATTATAACCAATTGTCAAGAACTATTTTTTAGTATCTATAACCAATGGTATTATTTAAAGTGTTTCTGTAAGGCATTTAACATATCTTCTGCTTCTGCAAGTTTAGAAAGTTCTTCTTTAATTGAAGCAACAATATCACTATGCTCTCCAATACCAGCAGAATTTCTCATAAAAACTCTTATATTAGCTCTGTGATAAGCTATTTCTCCTTCTAAATGTATTTTTAAGTCTTCGTACATTTTGTCTCCCAGTCTTCTATTGCTTTTTTTATACTTCCTTCAGCTAAAACTGAACAATGTAGTTTTATTGGAGGCAAGTCTAATGCATCTGCAATATCTTTGTCTTTAATTTGTTTTGCTTCTTCTATTGTTCTGCCTTTTAGCATTTCTACAAACATTGTGGAACTCGCTATAGCACTACCACACCCGTAAGTCTTGAATTTTACATCTACAATGCGTTCGGCGCTGTCGAGTTTCAACTGTAATTTCATTACATCACCACAAGCAGGTGCCCCAACCATTCCTGTTGCTACATTCGGGTCTTTTGGGTCAAATCTTCCCACACTAAACTGCTTTGGAGAGTTTAATACTCCATAAAATCTATCATTTACTTCTTTACTATACGCCATTTATTATTGCATCCACAAAACCTACACAAAATCTTTTACCTAGTTTATCAGATAAAAAAGTTGGTGTGATTACTATTAAAAATATAGAAAATATACCTAGAATTACAAAAAATCCTAAATATTTTCTTCTTATGAAAATATTTTCAGGCTCAAGTTTTTTAGTAGTCCTATAGATAGGTATATATAGTTTATACATAGCCAAAGCTATGCCTGCTAAATAAAAAGCCAAAAAATATTCCATAGTGTTTCCTTATATTATAAATACTGTTGTAAATGTTTTAATCTACCCATGTCATAAGCTGGTAGAGCATGAAATTTACCTGCATACTCTAAATGTGGAAAATAAGTATTTCTTAAAGCTTCTTGACCACATTCTATTGTATAGCATAGATATAATTTATACCCTCTCTCTGCTGCTTGTTCGGGTTTAAGTTCTCTTTTTACAACTGCTGGGTAGTTTTGTCTAACTGCCCAAATTTTTTCTCCTTCTTCAAATTCGTCAGATACACACTGCTCTGGGAGCATTGCATTCTTTCTTCCTTCGTAGTCTGTCATAGCTAACTTTTGAGGAACGCCTATTCTATTTATTATTGCTTTGATAAAAGCTGGTGAGCGATATAAATGTTTTGCTATGTCGGAAATATTACTTCCATCTAAGTAGAAGTTTACTACTTGTTTTATTTCCATTTCTGTTGCGCCTTTGCCTTTGTTTTGGGCTTTGCGTCTTTCTCTGTGTTCCACTGTATCTAAGTGGTCTTGTATAATTTTGTTTAATCTTGTAGTGTTATAACTTATATTTAATATACTACATGCTTCTTTTTTAGTTATAGGATTGTCTCCATTTAATAACTCTATTACATGTTGTACATTTGTTTCTGTAAGGTTTTCGTGTTTCTTTGTTTTAATTGCCACTTATACTCCTATTAAGTAAATCATTAATACATAAGTTAATACATGAAGATATTGGTCTAAACCATGTAATCCCCAGTATAGTGTTTGTGTGTTATTTAGTTTAAATATTCTTTTTATATTGTTTTTAGCAAAATCAATATGATAATGCAATACTCCATCTAACACGGATAGTAATACTGCAAGAGGGAAACTCACATAAAACATAAGCACAATAAATGCTCCACCAAGATGGTGTGCAGCATGAATTAGACCTCCTCTACTTCCATAAATACCTTTATCTTTCCAAGGTCTTTGAAGTAAATAGTCTACTATTGTATGTTTTAGCATTAACCATATAAATATGATTAGTAGTTCACCCATTTTTATTTCCATTATCGTACTGTGAAGTATAATACTTGTCGTTTTCTTCTCTTTCTTTTTCTCTTTCTCCTAAAAGAATCAGAGCATAATGAATAACCTTGTATAAGTCTATATCATCTTTTCTATCAAACTTTTTTCCGTAACGCTGGGCATACTTAATTATGTTTCCAATACAGAAACCTTCTCCATGCCCTGAGTCGAAAATAAACTCAGTTGATTGTATTTTGCCACTACCATAATGCTGTTCATAGGTTTTATCAACATACATTTGTAGTTTTTTAAATACTACATCTTCTTTAAATTTATAATCCACCAATTAACTGCTCCAAGGCGCTATATCCTCCAATATATTCCCCATCTTTAATTATTTGAGGAAAGGTTCTAGCACCAGGAAATTTTTCTTTCATTTCTGAAAAATCATAGTCTATATTTAATTCTTTATATACTACTTCATATCCTTTTCTTTCTGCTAAACCTTTTGCCATATCGCAATAAGGGCAGTTATCTTTTCCATAAATCTCTATCATCTTGCTGTAATCCTTTTTTCATAATCAGCATAGTCTTCATTCCACCAATCAGGCTTTTCACGATGAGACCATGCTGCAAATGTTGCTTTATCTAGATGGTAATAATCACGATAGCTTTGTATCGGATTATCATAATCTTTTAGTTCATCTGGCATTGCCAGTCCAAATGTTGTAAATCCTACACGAGGTAAATTCTTCGGGTCAGGTAGTTTATTTACTACTTCTTCTACTGATTTGTGTAATTTTCCATAACGATAATGGTATTCATCGTTTAATGCATTAGCATAGCAATGAACCCACTCATGGTTATCTAATGACTCTCTTGCCCAGATTGTGCAAGGGTGATTGTACATCATTGGTAGGTAGGGGTAGGGACGTTCCTCAAGAGGTAAGTGTTTGATTTCAGCTTTTGCTTTATTCATCACTTCACGTTCTTCTGCGTTAAGAGCTCGAGGAACGAACCCTAATAATTCATCTATCCATATAGTAGTGCATAAGATTTGAGCAGCCTCAAGCGGCATCTTGACAATGTGCTTGTCAACATGATACTGGGCTGCTTTGTCTAAATCTTCGTCTAAGTAGAATAAATTCATTTATGTCCAACACTTATATTCTTTACATTCACCTGTTCTCCCATCTACAGCTTTACCACAGATTTCGCACTCATCAATATACCAAGTCTCAAAGGACTTAGTCTCAGAGTTCCACATTTGACAGGTTTTTCTATACATAATTTTTTTCATAAATATATTATACTAAAATTATAAACATAAGTCAAGAACTATTTTTTGGTTACTTTGAATTTATCTTATCTTTTGCTGTACCAGCATAGAGTCCAAACCAAGCAGCTCCAGCACCTACAATCACAGAAATTAATCCTGATTGTTCGAATGTAGGGTCTGGTAAGTCCATAAACCACATTGTAGCGTAGTATAATAAAAAGATATATACTGATAAGAAAGCTCTTGGAAATATTCTCCAAGCATCAATCATATTCGATAAAAATATCCAACGCTGCCAAGGGTTTTCTGGCTCTTTATTCGCTTTTAACTCGGCAATTTCAACTTTAAGACTGCTGTTTTCGTTTACGAGTTCCATAAACTTACTTAAGTCTATCTCTACTTCGTTTCTTGATAAATCTCCACTAAACCTTTCATCAGCCATTTCCTTTATCCTTTGCTTTTCCAATGTTGAGTGCTAATATATCTATAAATTTATAGACTTTGCCAATCCACTCATCATCCTTTGGGGTCGGTGTTGACGCCGCAATTAAACTTGCAATTGTTACTATTAAAGTAACTGTGCTGACTATTTCCATTATCATAGTTATCTCCGTTTCCTAAGAAACCTCGCTCAATAATCTGAGCCTTTGTAAGATACGATAGAGTTTAAATTTATATCTTCCCATCGTTCTTGATCAAGTCTAAAACAAACGATACTTTCTGAGTTCGATTGATTTACTCTTGAATTTGTTAATGACTCCTTCAATGTACAAGGAATCGTGTATTCTTTGTTCGATACCATAGATACAAATGTAATATCTACTACATCATTTTTTAATAACTCTTTTAGTTCTGCGAACATTATATACCCCTGCTCTTTTTGCATCTGCGAGAACACCTGCTTCTCTAATTAACCAACTTTTATCCCTGATAGGCTTCAGCATCCATAAAAAATCATTTTTCTCCATCTTCTAGTTCTGCTACTCTATCTTCCAAATGTTCAAGCCAATCTTCTATTTCTTCAAATCGTCCTTGAACTACTGGATTCCTGTCAAAAAACTTAGCACCTTTATTCATTACTCTAAAGTAATGCCAGTCTTTGAAAAATTGTATTAATTTATTCCACACTTTTTAGTGCTTCGGGGTCTGTTACTTTTTCATAATATACTACTACTTCTTTTAGTTCTGTAATATATCTTTTTAATTCTTGCATATTGTAAGACATCAACTCATAATCTGGTATTGACATTGCTACAAATACTACTTGCCCATGTTCTTTTGTTAATCTTTCGTGAAACTCATCAATGTTTTTATCACTAACAACATACCACATAGGCTCTTTCAAGTCTATTTCTCTTGGTAGAACAGGTTGGGTAATAATCCTGTCCATTGGTTTTGCTGTTACTTCTATTTGTTTAGTTGGAATTAGGCTGCAACTCGACGCCATCATCAAGGCTATCAATGGTGCGACTAATTTCTTCGATTGAATCAAATACATCTTTTGTTCCTTTATTTATTCTTGGTTCTAGCAGTCCAGGTTTTGCTGCTGCTAATTTTGTTAAATTGTGTCTTTTGAAAATGTCTAAATATCTATTCATTTCCAACTGAGCTTCTTGTGACTTTTTCTGTAAGTCCCCAAGTTGTTGTGTTTGCAATGCAAAATCGTTCTGCATTGTTTTAATTGCTTCTTCTTGTGTAGCAACTGCAATTTCAAGTGCCATATTATTTGCTGTAAGTACTTGGTTTTGTTGGTATAAATAATAACTTCCTAGTCCTAATACTATAATAATTGCTATATAAAATTGGTTCATAGTCGTGTTATCCTATAATTAAGTCCTTCTGCGCCTCGTATTTCTACTAACTCACCTTCTCTTGTAATAAAGGATAAGAACTTATCTTGTTTTTTAATAAACTTCTTTACTATAAATTCTTG